CTGCGCCAATAGTTAGAATCACACAGTCAGGACTTGTGTCGAGTGATTCAATGTCAATCATTACGTCAGTTGCCATATTATGCCTTTAGTATTTTCCATATATATTTCTTTTCTAGTATGTCTTGAAACTTGATTGCTTCATCTTCTTTGCGGAATACAACAGTGCGAATCTCATACATATCCATTAAGTATTCACCGTATTCATGCTTATTATCTTGTGCCCAGACACTGTAACTAAGCCACAACGTGTCCATATCACCGCTGTGTAATAATAAACCTAATCCTACTTCAAAACATTTTACTTCTCCAAACAAAATATCTAGAAGTTTTATACTACTATCTGCATCTCTGATGTTTGTAAATGAGGGCCAGTGTACTACATGGTTGCCTCGATCAGTTGCGTATAATTCAAAAGGAGAATTGTTCATTGAAATTTTAGTAGAAACACAATGTATTTCTTTTCGTCCATAATCTTGTATCCATCAGTTATATTGCCATTGACAATATTCATTTTGATTCCATAGTTTTCTTCAATATAATCTTCAAAGTCAAACGCATCAAACTGACCATTTAGCGTTTTTAAGTTAGCCATGTATTCTCTACGCACAAGTTTTAATGCTGCCCAATAATCCCAACGTCTTTTACGAAAATCTATATTAGAATCATCGTCATCGTAATCTTGGAAGGGTTGTATAGTAGCCATTATGAAAACATCAATGTAAAAAGAGTAGCGTATCTATCATCCTCTATAGAGAGATACCAATCATATCTTACCAATGGCGTACCGTCTTCTTGCTTTTCTACTTTGACTTCTTCTTTAGCAATCCAACCTTGTCCACCAATACTCTTTGACATCCAATGCATCCTTGGACCAATATGTTTAGTAAGCCATTGTTCTTGTATATTGGTTGGTCTATCTTTTATTTTTATCTTAATCATTTCCACCTCAAGATGAACCACTCTGCGTCTTTACTTTTTTCAAATGCAAACTTAAAACCAAAGTTCATGAACTTACCTGTACAGTTATCAGTACACCAATCACTAATATCTACCGCATGATAACGACTAGTAAATGGCGGCAGTTCAACTCTTGTCCAGTTTAACAAGTTAACAAGCATGTCATAGTCAATTTCTTTTGCCATATCGTTTGCTAGTTTATCTAGCATCTCATGTTCAAGGTTCATTAAAAACTTAGTTTACATAGTATTACGTCACGCTCATACCTAAATTTAAGTTGTATAAGCCCACGGGTGATTCGCCACCTAGCATGGCGCTCACAGTTATCTATTCTATTATACAGCCATTCTATTACTTCTTCATATGTTGCGGGAAAATCCATTCGCACATATATCTCATGTTCATACCAACCCGGATCAGTCTCTTCCCAACCACGATTTTGATCAAAGTTTTGAACTCTCATGTCCATCGGATCATGAACCATTCTAAATCTTTTTTCTCCTTGAACCAAAACTTACTGTTGTTCATATACCAACGACCATGAGGTTCCCAGACACCATTTGCAGGGGTGCAACCAAATGTCTTAATACACCAGTTTTCCATATCATACCAATCTTGGTGATATAAAAAAGGTTCATATGCTTTTATGTTAGGATCAACTGTATAGTATTTTTCCCCAAACACAGTACCTTCACTTAACTTCATTCCGATCTCAGTATCCGCCTGCATTTAACAACTCTTTAATTTGTTTTGCAATTTCAGGATCTCGCTTAAACTTAATAGTCCATAGTTCTGGATTGATATAACTGATAATCATTGATATGTGTTCTGGATTTAATGTGTCTAAAAATCCTACGCCACTATTACTCTGAAACAACATCCATGGGCTAATCTTTCCTGTAGTAATAGCATATGAAATTTTATTCTTGTTCCCATAACGTAAATAGTCTTTACTTTGAATTCCTTCTTCTTCAGCTTTTACTATAGTGTATTCGATACTTCTAGTAATTGCATCGTATGGATCTTCTGTACGTAAATGCTCTATCAGATACTTGTCATATACTGTATCTTTGCACCATGTATCTATTTTAATCTGATGCTTTAACAACCATTCAACAAACATGCTTATATTGATTGCATTAATTTCAGCACAATGAGTACCAAACTTAACAAACGCAGTATAATAGGGACTTTTAACAAACTCAATATATGTACGATTCTTAGATGAACTCATACTTGTTTTTGAATAGAACTGCAACCAAGCTTGAAAGCCAATGCGATTTCCTTGCTTATCTTTCTCTATCCAACGATGTTTGTACTTACAAATGTGTTTTAGGAAACTAGATTCACGCACAAATTCTTGTTCACAGAATTCGCACTGATGCTTAATTGCCTCTGTCTTTTTCATACTGCTTAATATCATCATCTGTTATCATTTGACTTAGCATCTCAATATCACTAATTTTAAGATTAGGATAAATCTTTGCTAGATATACTTTTTTCTTATGCTCCTCTACAAATGCTTCACTGATTGCATATAGATTTGCTTCGCTTGCCTTAGGATAAATCTTTTGATAATAATCTCTAAGTTCTTTTGGCTTAGGAGTTTCTTTTAATTCACTTGTCTTTGTGCTCATGTGAGGTATCCATTGATGAAACTGTTTACCTAATCCCGGACTTGCTGCACATAACATTAACCACTGTAGTTTAGGATGTTTCTGCACATATTCATTGAACAAGTGCTTATTTGCATTATAATCTACACTACGCAAATAGTAACCCTGAATATCCCCACTACCTTTTATAGCACTCATCCAATGAGTCATCATATATGGGACAAACTTTTTTTGTTGTTCTTCTGTAAGTTTGTCAAAATATCCATAGTCTTTCTTGTCCAAAGCAGTTAGTGATTCAAACAAATCAAACTCTTGACCTTCGAATTTTTCTTCTTTGGGGACTACTGCTTTTTTAGTTGCCATTAGAACGCCTGACTATAATCTACTATCTCACAATTACGACTAATCTCTTTTACAAAGTAAACACATCTAGGTTTAGGACCGTCATCTAAAGGAACACATAAGAATTGTCCGTTCTTTAATCGAGGAGCATACCAAGTTACATCGTGATAGATATCAACAATCTCTATGGGTAAGAATGTTGGGCTGAAACTAGTAAGTGGATTAAATTCAAACGCATTGAATCCTCTATCATTGATACTTGTTAATGGTAATGTCTCTAAGTCGCCGTGTTCTTGTTCTCCAATCAATATTTGCCAATCTACTGGCATTTTGATAGTAGCATTACCAATCTTTAATACAAGTGCAGGACTATTGAATGATTCCAAAAAGATTAATGGGATATAATGATAGTCTACATTGCTTGGATTGCTGTTGTCAAGTATAGAAAATCTAAGGTCATCTATCTCTTCCGGCAATGTTTCTAAATTGTAAAATTCGTTTTCTAAGGTTAATATACGCATATTGTTATTGTATCACTTGTACTTAATTTTTTCAACATCAAACGGGTAGTTGGCTTCACGGTAAAAGTTCTTCCGTTGTGTTAAATGTCGTTTTGCAAACTTGCAACTACTAGTGACGTCCCAAATGTTTACAAAGTCTTTGTCTTCTGCTTTACGAATACCTCGACCGATACTTTGAATAACACGAACAAAACTCTTGCCCGGTTCTATCAGCATTACGTTAAAGATTCTAGGGATATTGATACCAACTGCGGCTACACCATATGTTGCAATAATAATCTTGTTAGTAGCTGTTGCAATATCGTCATAGTGGTCAGTACGTGTAGTAGACTTGGTGCCACCTGACACGAACACAACTTCATCTTCAGGCACCCCCAATTCTTCTAATTTAACATGCAATATTTTACCAGCTTCAATTCTATCAACTAGTACTAGTGTGTTGCCTGTTTCTTTGATGGTATTAATCTTTTTAGCGATAACATCCATACGTTGGCTATTTTCTACCAAGAACTTGAGTTCACTTTGATAATTAGTAAACTCTACTCCATCTTGCAACTGTAAAATGTTAACATGACAGTTACTTAACACTCCCATCTCTTGCAATTCACTTGCTGATAGTTTATTGATTACCGGACCCAAGCTTACAGTTAATGACATTGATTCTGCGATGGCTTTGGGAATAGTTCCTGTTAGTCCCCACCGCAATGGAACTTTACTCATCACCCCAGTTAACAATGACTTCAATACATCAGCTTTAGCTTGATGAACTTCGTCAACAATGACACATACTACACCTTCTAAAAAGTCACCGATAGGAACTTCTGCTTCATCTGCTTTAGTTTTCTTAAGCATATTACCTAATGATTGCCATGTGCAAATTGTATGTGTTCTATCGTATTCTTTGCGACCACCATAATATACACCAACATCAAGTCCTAAGTTAATATAGTCTGCTTCGGTTTGTGTTACAAGACTGGTGTTAGGTACAATGACGATTGAACGACCATACTGTTCCTTACTGTAACTAAGTGCCGCAGTGATTAATGTCTTACCTGCACCTGTAGCAATCTCTTGTAATGCCTGTGGGTTCTTTAGATAGTTATTGATGATTTCAATTTGATAATCACGTAGTACAACAGGTTGACCACCAATGGGATGGTTCTTAGGCCACAGTTTATGTTTGAATGTTTCTTCTGTTACTTCCTTAAACTCAAACGTTGTTCTATAATTACGTGTATCAAGTAGTTCAATGTCATATCCCACTCTATCTAGTACAGGAAGAATATCAGGTAACAAGTTAATGTAACTAGTGCCACCTAAACTAAAATAGCTTGTTTTACCGTTCCATCGACCTAATCGGACACTTGGCAAAAACCTTGCACCCGGAACATCAAATTCAAATTTCTTCATTAAGGCCTTGCGGTCGGCTAACTCAAGCCCTTCTAACTTCAGATTGACTTCATCGTGTATAATTAATTTACATTGCTTCATTTTTTAATTTCAAATCTACTGGTTGACTATTAACTAGTTGCACTATTTTAGCGACTTTGTTTGGCTCGTTAGACTGACTAACTGTTGTTCTGAATCGTATCACAAAAGGATAATTCAGATTATTGTTT